CAATGTATGATTATTCATTGACTTATCCAAAAGTTGGGTTATTTGATTTGAACCATTGAGAGTTATTGTTGAGGTATCTTGCAAATCATACCAAGCGTATAAACCACTAAAGTTTAGGGGTGCTTCCCAATTCACGATAGTTGGACAATAACAAGCCGAAGTATCTATATTCCAAACTGTGAATCCGCTAACACATTCTCCGGGTTGGAGAACAGGATTAAGGTTGAAAGTGTTTTGGTGTTGACCTGAAAGAATAGTTTCTGTTCCGGTATATACCGTTCCCATATCTCCGTATGCAGTTCCACTAACCACATAATCACATAACGCATTTGCGTTGATTGTAAACGCAGGGTCATCATGTAATGATATCTTGAAGTTTGAACAAGCAGATAATTCAACTTGTAGATATTGACTTACCGGACTTGGAGGACAAGGGGTAGGTGTAGGAGTTGGGGTTGGGGTTAAAGTTGGAGTTACAGTTGGAGATGGACTTGGACTAGGACTTGGATAAAAATCACACGCGTTTATATCTTGGAATACCACAAGTTGAGCATCCAGTTCAACCCCACCAATATGGTCGTTGAAACGCTCAAGAAAAGGTATTGAACTTACAGGTAAACTTATATCAATATAATCTCTTAACCAACCTCGTTTGATTTCAGAGATAAACCTACGGGCTTCAAGTTCCATGTCACTAACCACATCAATTGTGTTAGATAAACTTGTGTTGACAATATCACCAAATATAATTTTGAATTCATAGGTTGATGTATTTTCATCATATTGAATATTGACGGGGGTTACAAATAAAAGTGGATAGGTTGTTGTGCTTCCGCTATCATTACAGAAGTATACCAAATCACCAAATCCAAAGTTATTCATTCGGGGTGAACTTTGTTGGTATTGCTTTATCCAATTAACAACTTTATGAAAGGATACGTATTGTTCCATTATTTACTTAATCTTGCTTGCATTTTTATTTCCTGTTCTCTCATCTGTCTTCTTTGAGCCTCCATTCGGTCTTTGATAAGTGATGCTGTAGTTAGACATAAATATAAGTTTTGTTTCTCAACTGATGTTATTTTGGTAATATCTTCCATCGCCAATTGAAAGGTTAGAGTAAAATAGAATCTGGCGGTAGTTTCTTCTGGACCCATTTTGGGAGTATCTTCATCCCCTTCATCGCTAGTTTCTGCATCTTCACTTTCTGTTCCAAAGAATCCCTTAAACCTTTGATGGACGAGTTTGCGACTTGAAAAAAAAAACTGGCGCAACCCAACCATATTCCAATAGGTAAATCTAAAAACGTGTTCGCTCTTGTCTCCACGGTTTCGCTGTCGTAGGGTTCTATTGTGTAGTTATTCCCGTCTCTTTTTGTTATTGGACGATACATTACCGCAAGGATTTTATGAATATTATCTGTTACATCTCCCGAACCATACACTTCCAAATCAATCCATGCACCCCAAGACAATTTTGTCCAATCGTTTTCCAATCCATATTCAATTCCATTATAGGTAAACCATAACGATATGTTGACTTCTTTTTGGTTTATTAATTCACTCCCCAAATAACCGTTCAATAATGAAATTGTTCTGTATGGTAAATTCTTCAATTCGCTTACAGGTATTCCTGTATATAATGCCAAGATTTCTTTGAAGTCAGCATATTTTTCTTTATCCTTTGAGAAGGTTTGATACATTTTTACCGTCATCTCGTTGGGGACTTTTATAACGTCACCTTTATATAATAATTCCATTATACTATTGTAATTTTTCCTGTTCGTTTATTTAATTCTGACTCTAATACATATCGGATTGAATCAACGCAGTGATTAAAATCATCCTCAGGTACATCCAACAAATTTCCATCTTTATCCGTTTTGAATTTATAGGAACCAAACTCAAATTGTATATTTTTGGATTGCTCTGTTATGAAGATATGATGTCTTCTGATTAGGTCAATACCATGCAAAATAGATTTCTTATTCACCGGTTTTGCATTCCATTTATTCCTTCTGAGTTCCTCAATGTTCTGTGGGGATGCAGAGTCACACCATATTGTATCGGTCCTATCTATTCCCATCGTTTCTAAACGACTTATTATGTCAGGGATGGTCATTCCCCTTACATAAAGGAGTTCGTTGAAATAAAGGGTATCTTCGTCCTTATAGACCTCAACCAGTGCTGTGGGTGAATTGAATCCAAAGTCCATTCCCCTACCCAATAATTTTATTCCATCCGGTAATCTCTCAATGGTGTTGTATTTGTTGAAGACCAGTTCTGTTGCAATACCTTTCTCACCCAAGTTGTAAATTCTATACAGGTTCTCATCCTTGTCCTTTAGAGATTCCAACTCTTTGATAATATTTTTATCAACAAATGGATTATCCCTCCAACTGGTTTTGAAATAATAACAATCATCCCTTTCTTCCAAATCATACACCCAACTGCTTAGTTCAGATGGGTTCAAGTCACAAACGACCTTATCTGTTGTTCTAAAAATTAATTGGTTCCAATCCTCTATCTTGAGTTCGTTTGCTTCGTTGCAATACAAATAATCTCTTTTAGAACCTCTAATCTTTTGAGGCTCATCTACACTCATCCAATTGATGATGTTGTCTCCAAGTTCATAAAAACCCTCTTGTTTGTGAAGTTTGGTTGGGTCGTACATTCCAAACATTTCCAATACTTGAATCAAGTCTTTTAGAACAGAATTTTTTAGGGACGGTAAAGTCTTACGAACAATGGATAATGTTTTACCTTTTTCTTGAAGCAATTTCTGTATCCAATAAATTAGAATATTGAAGGTCTTCCCTGAACGTGACCCTCCTTGAGCAACAACAATCCTTTTACCCAAATCATCTGACTTGAGCAATTTCTCAAAGACTATGGTTGTCTGTATTTTCATTAATCTTCAGAATCAATCTGTTTTCTGATTATTTCAATTTGGATTGGGTTTGGGGTACTTTCAATCTTATCTCCTTGGGATGTAATATCAATCTGACGTTCACTGCGCCAATTGTCCTTGAACTTATTGGTCATTATGACTTGCCAAAGTCTTGTATTGAAACCGGCTCCTTCCGTCTCTTCCATTGAAGCATGTGCTTTTTCAAACCACCAGTTCTCACATAATTTTTGATAATCCTGGAACGCTTCCGAATATTCTTTATTTCTCTTTAGTAAAGCATAGTGAGATTCCCAACTGATTCCCAAATCAATCAAGAATTGGGTGATATGTCTTCCTTGACGACCGGCATCCAACATAATTTCTTTCCACATTGGAGTCATTGTCTTTTCAACCCTTGGTCTTCCAACTTTTCCCATTTTATTTGTTTTTATAATTTTTATTTTGTTGCATTTTCATTGACCAATTTCTCAATGAATTTATGCATTGACAAACCAGAATCTTGAGCCGCTAGTTTAATTCGTTGGTGAAGTTCAGGTTTGATAATGATATTTTTATAATTATAAGTATATTCTTTTCCGTTTTGTTTTATTTTTAAGTCCATTATTTTTTATATTTTGTATGTTTTAATCCATATAGGTTTATCGCAACTCTAATCTGTTCAATTGAATCTTCTACCGATGGAAGCGCTGTTGAGTTGGGATATAGTGATTTGTAAGTTTGAAGTATAACACTTTTTTCAAGGTCAGTTAATTCACCTTCTTTTTCTGTCACCAATTCTCTGTAAATTTCTTTTGCCGCATTTATGTAATCTACATTATTGAGATTGTTTAGATTTGGTTTTTTTGATTTGCAATTACAACTCATTTTTGTATGTTTTTCCTCTAATGATATTCCACATCGCTTTATAGTCAATCTTGAATAATCTTGCCAACGCTCTAATGGGTGTTCCAAGGTTATTCATTTCACAAGCAGTTTCTTTCTCCTCATACGTCAACTTTCTTTCACTTAGTCTTTTCTCATTGAATAATCCAAGTTGAAAACCATGATTCACATTGTACTTGTGTGTACACCACTCAAGATTATCTACATGATTGTTTAACTTGTTTCCGTCCTTGTGGTTTACGTCTGTATAGTTTTCAGGGTTGGGAATAAATTTTTCAGCAATAATCCTATGAACCATTTGACCCCTACCTTCATACCAAACTCTCTTATAGCCGTTTTCTGTTATGCTACTCTTAATGGGTTGTCCGTTTTTCTTGTTGATGATGTCCCCATTCTCATAAACATCATATTGAAATCTTGTTCCTTTTCTCATACTTTTTTTATTTTATCAATACACCAGGAATATAAAGTAGAAATCTCATACTGTTCTGTCGTTGTTGCTTTTTCAAGTTGAACATTTAGAATTTGTAAGAATTGTTCTTTTGTTATTTTACCAACCCCCCTGTCACATAACAAGTAAATCAAAAAGTAATTCACCAAATACTCTTTCTTCTTCTTACTCAATTTAAAAAATCTACTATTAACCATTTCCTTCTATATAAATATAGAACATAATCTCTTTTTATCAATAAAATTTAAATATAAATGCAGAAAAAACCCCAACTAAAAAGGGACTTAAAGTTGGGGTATGGGAGCGTAATTGGACTAAGTGAGTTAAAAAAAAATATAATATGAGTAAATAAATTACCTTATCAACCAATTACATCCTTAATATAAATATATTGATAAAATTATCAATTATATTTTATTACTTTTTTTATTCTATTTTTTTTGCTAGTGCTGCTGCTAGTTCTGGATTGCTAGTAGCAATAATAATTCTATTTTTAGGATGGAAGAGGGTAAGTCCCCCCCTCCCCCCATAGAGAAAATCTATAAGGTTCAGGTGACTCCCTTATCCATCTAAC